TTACTTTGAGGGGTTCCCTATCCCTGACTTTCAGCTTTCTAGGTAGCCTTTATCTCAGCATTTCAAGCACCTTAACACGAGCCCGGAGGCCCGCGGTTGGCGGAATTTTTCAGGCTCCGCCAAGCCCTGGTTTCAGTGTGGTTTCCTTCCATATCTAGTTCGGAAATTTAACGGGACCGAACGCCCGGTTTTAAAGGTTGTCTCCTGATTGCTAATTATGCTGGAGCATCAGCTGACGAAGCCTGGTCAGACCACTGCACTTGCAGCGTGTGCTTAAGAGCAGACGGAAGCATGGTCTGGTTGTTCCAGGCCTTCCACGAGGCCAGGCTGATCGTGACGCCGCCATCAAGCGCGCTGCCCTGGCCAGTGATGCCGGAGACAACGATCTCGAGCACACCGTTTCCGACTCGAACAACATCAGCGACGGCTGTGCCGTACTTGCTGTGAACCACCTCAAACGACTTGTTGTAAACAATGTTATGTGTGGCGTTGCCGATGTTCGCGATCTGGAAGGCTCTGTCGACGGATTCACCGGTGATGTAATTTGCATTGACCGGGAAAACTCCATCCACGAGGAAGACCAATTTGTAATGGCCATTCCTGCGAATGAGCAAGCCTCCGTTTTCACTAGGCGATATCAAAGTTAACGGACCAGGAGCGCGACTGAAAGTATCAGCCTTTCCACTCGTGATGTCGAGTCCCGTCGTAGTTGAATACGATACGAACTGCGAACTTGCCGCTATGCTTTGATCAGGCCAAGTGATCACGTCGGAGTAAATGCCGCCGTTGTCCAACCATTGAAGCTCGGTGGTGTTCTCCTGCGACCTCAGAACAGTGCGGGGAACCGATGAAGGTGCCGCACCATCACTAGAAACTACGGGCTTGAGCAATGTGATGTCGTAAGACACCCAGAGCTGGCCAAGCGTGGTTCCCGGTTCCTGAGGCAGGCCGTCTGTCATGACCTGTACTTTGGCGAAATCGTAGAATCTTGCGTCGCTGATCTGAGTGGATTCGCTGTTGGCATCTCGAACATACAGCTGCAGTCCGTTGCGTGCGAACTCCTTGCATTCAATCGCGTGAACGATATTGAGGCTAGGCTTGTTAACGACGGCGAACTGGCTGTTCTCAAACGAAACAAGATCAGAATATGGTTTGTCGTTTACATTGTAGTTGGTGGCTATGCCAACCGTACCCAACGCGCCAGAGCTAGTGTATTCACTAGTCATCGACTTAAACGTCAATACCATTCCGTTGATTTTGTATTGCTGATAATTTCGAGCAATCCTACTCAGCCAAGGAAACATTGCCGTATTAGATGGATTAATGTCCATGGTGAGGTTGTTGAAACTCAGGCCGTCACTTGGCACTGATACTGTTCTAACAAATTCCCTGTGGGTGACACGAACCTCGCTTGAACCGGAGCCACCAAACATTGGCACGTCTATCGAGGAGTATCCTCCTTTAGACATGGTGTTGTCTGTGACCGTGTAATCCCCGAATCCTGCGATCCGAGAAATTCCGGCTCCAAAGGCTGTGCCAACCTTCCCAGCAAAGTTAGCAAAAGAGTTGCCCCCTTGCTTTCTTTTCTTTACTGACATGGTCAAATTGTCCACCTTTTTCGTCAATTCCTTGATCCTTGCTGCAGCATTTGCATTAGCATTTGCACCCTGTTTAGGCCGGGTGCCACCTTTATTCATCCTTTTGGTCATGCTGGGCGACGGCTCCCAGCAACTCGTGGCGACACTCAATGAACGTTGTAATGAGGTCTTTGTACTCGC